GTTAGCCATTGTTTTCTCCCTTCAATTTTTCTATTTCTGCATACAGGTCCTTGATGCAGTTTATTAAGTGCGGCACATATTGTTTGTACTCGATTGACATCCACGCTTCCGGATCTTCGGGTACTTCTACGAGGCCGTTCTTATCTGTGTAGCCCATATCCTTCAGAGTCTCGTCTACGTCCTGGGCGATCATACCGAACTGTTTGATACCCCGTTTGTAATTGAACTCGAACTCTTTGGGATCCATCCTCTTGATGAACTCTTTCGAGAACTCAGGATCGAGTCTTCTGATGTTCGTCTTTGCTCTCTGATCGGAAGGGGACCATGCGCCCTCAAGGTAGTGATATATCTCATGAGCTCCTCCGTTTACCCAATGCCATGTTCCGCCTTCGTAATATTGACAGTTGCAATATTTGCAGCCTAAGTCATAAACCCACTGATCGGAATCTCCTGCATCATCTTCGTGCAGTTTTATGTAGCCGCTACCGACTGCAAGGAAGTGTCCGGCGCCGACCGTGATCTCTGCACCGGAGATGTTGCCTCCAGAGATGTTGGTGCCGTAGATATTGCTACCTCTTATCGTCTGTCCGTTGATCTCTCCGCCGTTTAACCGGTCGCAGCTCATTGTTCCGGATGTGATGAAGTCCGCTACAATGGAGCCGTCCATCGTCATCGCTACTGTCGGGCCCGTCCATGCGTCCGTCGTGTTGTTCCGGTGCATATATCCGAATCCGTTCTGTGACCATCTCCAGCGTTTTGTCGACTGGTCTATCGTTGTCGCATTGCAGATGTTGATGGCTTCAATGTAGTCTTCTTTCCCGGAAGCGTCCTTGTGATACTCATATACGACGTATCCGCCCTGTGTTTCATCGAGGAGCATTGCGAGAGCGTTCTTTTTGGCCGCATCGAGTATTGATGACTTCGAAGGAAGGTTCTTAACAGCTGTAGCCGTCCCGATCATCTGACTCGTTAAGGTCTTTCCGGTCTGGACATGCCCTGATATCGTGATCGTATTCTTATCAGGGTTCTGGATGTCCCTCTTAATCTGCGTAAGGTATAATCTCTGATCTATCGCGTAAGGCTTTGCGATGACTCTTATCGAATCTCCGATATCAAGCGAGTCAACGTTTTCGATCTGCGAGAGGTCTATCGCCTTGATCTCCATCGTCAGTTCGGGCTGTGAGTACCTACTTAAGTAGTCAGCTGCTACCGCGTTCAAGGATGCAACGTCTTCCGCATCATTAAAAATGACCGCCTTTGCGTGACGGCCATAGACATTGACTGATGCCTGATCTGTTATTGTTGTTCCCTGTATCCTTTGGTTATAACTCTCATAGATCTCGGTGTCCGTCTCGACTCCGTAAGGTGTTAAGACGTTCGTGAGTTTCGAATAGTCGCTCTCTTTGACGTAATCGAGAAGGTTGTAGCCATATTCGATGTTTTGAGAGGTTGCTTTGCCGTAGTCCGAGAGTTTTACGATATCGATGTATCTTGTGACGGTCCCGCCGGATGTTACCCTTCTGACTCTGATGTATCCCGTATCTTTTGCGATACATTTTCTCAAGCAGTCGAGTATTGACTGATTATATTCCGTGATCCATTCACAGAAGTCGCTCGGCTGCACGTTCGTTATGTAACCGACTCTGAACTGTCTTTCTGCTGGGCGGTTCAAGTTATACGCATCGATAGCCGCCTGGAATCTCTGGGCGTAGGTCTCGGTCGTGATCGATGCCGGTGTGAGGTATTCATCTCCGAGCCATGCCAGATCTTCCGCGCAGTAAATATCCGCGACATTGTTGAAGTCTGTCTTGATGTCCCGGATCTCTCCTCTCCAGAACTCCTTCTTGTCCTTCAGGATCGTGATAAGCTGTCCTGTCGTGTGCTGCGAGTAAAGAGGATTTGTCGGGGGCACTTTGTACTCGAACTCTCCGGCCTTGCCGACTTCTTCATTCTGTGAAGTGCTGTAGATGTCGTAGTCGTGATTGCCGGGATAATATAAGATTTTCGCTCCGATGTTTACCTGATACATTATAGTGATCCGCTCCTGTAAACTATTTCTACTGTGGCCGAGCCCGTGAACTCAAGGTCAACGTCATTGTCTCCGCCCACTAATATCGACGGGATGGTGTTTGAGCCTACCGTAAGCTCGTAGGTATCTGCTCCGACCGTAACAGTGAATGTCCCTGAGGTCTTGTTTGATACTACGAACTGCGGGCATACCGCCATGTATCCGTGATGGATCGTGACAGTACGTGATCCGGATACTACTACAGCTCCGATGTATGTTATGATACCGGTCTCGAAATTGAAAGGATCCCAGAGCCACGGTTCAGCTGATGTCTCAATGCTGTACTTGTAAGGCTCCGCGTGTTCCATCTCCAACTTCAGGGTACCGACTGACAATATTGAGGAAAAATCATTGATCGTGACTCTTCCTCTCCAGAAGTACGCTCTGTCGTTGTCGAAAATGAAGTGACATGTCCTTCCGGATACGTAGTTTCTCAGTTTTGATATGACTGCATTCCATGAATGCTTCTGTACAAACCCTGCGAGCTCGATGCTGATCGGTCTTGAAGAGTATGTCAGATGTCCGTCGTTCGTTTTTGAGAGATCAAGATATCCGTCTCGGCCGGGGACGTTTACATAGTTCGTCACGGGTACCGGATCTCCGATATAGTCCGTGTTCTGAATGTATAGTCCCCAGTCTCTGAATGTGTGAAAGGACTCTTCCATGCCTTCCACTATGATAGTCAGTCCAAACTTGCTCATAGTTACCTTCCTGCTTCCCTGTTTATCTGCTCTCCGAGTCTCTGATTGATCCTCGATGCCACTCCGGATACGCTTATGTTGTCTGTGGCCTTCTGTAAAAGGTTCCCGAGTGCGTTTCCGATCTTCGCATCTCCTCCGTTCATGCCTTCGACTATAGAATCAACAATGTCGGTTCCCATCTGTGAAAACTTTGTTGATGTTCCTCCGGTTGTCGGCATTCCAATAGCCGTACAGGCTTTCTCGAATGATGTATCCATCATCTTCTGAGTCGCATCTTCAAGTCCGGGGGCATTCTCTTCTACAGCTTTGATCTGGTCCTGTACGCCCTGTTCCGTTAAAAGTACGAGGTTTCCGTTGTACTCCTCTCTCTTTCCTTCGGAGTCCTTGTAGAATATGTCGAATGCAGCTTGTGACTCTTCCGTGTAACCTTTTTCCTGGAGGAGAATTGAGGAATATATACCCTCGGCCTGCTGTATGGCATCGATGTGTTCCTGCCACGTCTTCGCAAGCTCTTCGACCTTATCTTTGTTGTTTCCGATCTCTTTGAGACCTTCAACAAAGTTGTGGATCTCCGCAGCTCCGTCTACGCCCATGCTGGCCATCTGTCGGGCGAGATCCTGTATCGCCGGATCCGTTTCGCCTTCGATGACCTGCTTTAAATAGACAAGGTCGTCCTTGTACTGATTGACGCCTTTTGTCTGTCCGGACCATCTTTCCTCCATCTTTTCGAGAGTCAGGTCGGATTTTGCATTCCATTCGTCAAAAAGACTGATCTGGTTGCTGATCGCTTCGCTTGCTTTTGAAATAGCTGAATCTATTTCATCTTGAGCGTCCGCTACGCCTTTGGCCGAATCATGGACTACTCCGAGAGAGTCTGTGTATTCTCCGTTCTTGATAGCAGCCTCATCTGTTGCCGCCTGCACTTCATCGAGCGCAGTCTTAAGTTTTTCCTCATCTTCGATAAGTGATACATTCTGACCGTTCAGTTCTGCCCGGCGTGCATATAACTCTTTCGCGGATTCCGAAAGTGATGCATTCTGAGTTGTGACCTCTCCGGTCTTTCCGGATAAGTCTGTCAGGGTGATCGCTCCCTCTTTGTTGAGTTCGTTGATCTTATCCTCTATCTCCCAGAGTTCCGCCTCTACTTCGGACCTTTTCTGAATGACTTCTGTGTATTTCTCTTCGAGTCCTGTTTTTGCAAGCGCTCCGGCTTTGGCTTCCGCGTTCTTGATCCATTCGCCGGTATTATCCGTGAGATGTCCGGTCTCCTCATCGATCGAGACAACCTCTTCTCCCAGAGCATCGTTCAGATCCCTCGCGGCATCCTTCAGTTCTTTTCTCTGGTAGACGTTGAGGTTCTCGACCTTGTTGAGTTCGTCGATCTTCTTAACAAGCCCATCGATATGAGTTGAATCTGTATAATATCCCTTTAACGCGTCATGGGTACTTCTGTGCAGTTCGTCGACTTCGGCCGCTGACTCTTTCATCTTCTGAGTCATTTCACCCATCTCATCAGATGCACTCGATGCAGCTACGGCCATTCCGCCGATCGCTCCGGCACCTGCGACTATCGCGGCGACTGATATGACCGCTACGGCTGAAACGTCGCCGAACGCGAGTCTTACAAGGCTGACAGCCATTGCGAGACCTACGAAGGCTGTTGCCGCCGTTGCGACTGCGCCCGCTGCCCCTGCGATCGCCGCTACGAGCATAGGATTTTCTTCAACTATATTCGTGATAGCATCGAGGATTCCTATGCCGGCTTCCTTGAATTTGTCGACTGTAGGAGCTAAAGCTTCTCCGACTGCGATCTTGAGGTTCTCTGATGATGCCTCGAGGCGGGCATTTGTCATCTCTGCCGTGTCGGCCATGATACCGAATGCCTTCTCTGTCGCTCCGGCGTTGTTCTGCATGGAGAACATTGCGTCATTGAAAGCGTCTGCTCCCTGGTTAAAGAGCGAGAGGGCACCGAGCCCGGCACGGACATTCGAGAACAGGTTCTTGAACTGTTCGCTGTTGCCTCCTACGGAATCTCCGAGAATCTGAAGAACGTCCGCGATTGTATGGCCCTGCTGGATGAACTCGCCGAATGTGTATCCGGTAAGATTTCCGAAGGTCTCCGATACATCTGATCCGGCATCGGACAATTCATTCATCATCGCTCTGATGTATGTCGTGGCATTTGCTGTATTGATGCCCTGCTTCGTCATAAGGACGTACATTGATGACAGCTGGTCAAGCGATACTCCGAGAGCGGAGGCTGTCGGAATGACAGTACCTAATGACTGAGCAAGCTCATTAACGGTCGTTTTACCTAAGTTCTGAGTCGTAATGAGGTCATCTGCTATGTGTTTTGTCGTGTTCGCTTCTTTTCCGTAAGCGTTTATGGCTGTTGTCAGCACGTCGACCGCTGATGTCGTCTCTGTGAATCCGGCTCTTGCAAGCTTTGTCGCATCTGCTACAAAATCAACCGCTTCGGAGGCTTCTACGGATGCGGATATTGCCTGATAAGTCGCTTCTGCTACTTCTCCGGTGGAAAGCCCCATCTCTTTCGAGACTTCGCGGATCCCGTGGGACATCTTGTTGTATTCATCCGCTCCGACCTGCGCTATGGACTGCACCTTTGCCATAGCATATTCGAACTTCTCTGCGGTCTCTACGCATTCAGCCATTGCTTCAAGGGCCTGTTTTGCGCCTTCTGAGATCTTCTCGAATGCTTCGATGTTCGCGAGGTCTTCTAAGGTCTGTCCGAGCTTCTCGCCCTGACCTTTTGTCTCGTCTATCTCTTTGCCGGTGTTGTCTATGGACTTAGCAAACCCGTCAGAGGACTTTTCTGCTTCTTCGAGGTATTTGTTCGTCTTGTCGAGCTCTGTGCCGTATCTGATCTGTTCCGTTGCGGCATTGTTCAGAGAGGTTGTGAGTTTAACCTCCTGAGTATCCATACGGGTGATGGCCGCTTCGGTAGTCTTTAATTCCTTCTCAAGGTCTGCGACTGCCTTTGCCTGGTTCTTATATGCTTCAGAACTCTTTCCGGATGTCTGCTCGATCTCGGCCAGCTTCTTCTTCTCTTCTTCGAGGGATCTCTGAAGCTCTGTTGCCTTTGCCTTCTCCTCGTCTCTTGCCTTATTGAGTTCCTGAAGGCGCTTTGCGTATGTCTCGACCTTCTTCGAGGAAGTCTCGTATGCTTTCTGGAGAGTGTCGGACTTCTTCGAGAGGGCTTCGAGTGAGTTCTCGTTGCCCCTGAACTCTTCTGATGTTCTTTTCAGTTCTGACTGGAATTGTTTAAGGGAATTGTCGCAATTACGGATATCGCTATTAAACTGAGATGCTCCATCGAGGTAGAGCTTAACACCTATTTTCTTTGCCATGTCGTAATCCTATATGCTGAGTAGTGATGTGACCGGCTGATGTTCAGCACGGTACTGCTGCAGTTCTTTTTCAACGTCTCCATAGAGACAGTTCTTTGTTTCGAAGTTGTAGAGTGCTTTATACGAGTGAAAGATATCTCCCCAGGCGCCGAGCGTCATTCTCTCGGCCTCGTACTGAGTGAGTCCGAATCTTATCCGGCTCATGAGGAAGATCCTGTCGAAGTCTATTTCGAGATGTTCTTCTTCCGGCTCGTCGTTTTCTTCTCTTCGTTTTTTTTTGATACTAAACACCTTCCGAATGCTTCATGGACTGTATTTGACAGTTCCATCATGGGATGGTCCCATATCCGGCCGATGTACTTCTCGTCTACCGGTTCAAAGTCCTTGCCGGTCTGTTCTGAGTCTATCTGCAAACCCTCATTGATCATGAGCGTTAAGCCCATGATGAGAGTGTTTATGTCATAACCTACGAACTCAAGCTCTATGCGTCCATCTTCTTTGAGGACAGGGTTTCCGTCCGTGTCCCGGACTATTCCTGCTCCGACCACGCCACGCTCGAAGTCGTTTATATCCATTTTTTCCTGTATCTGCTGCAGGACATACAGATCGCAATAAATCGGGAACTTCTCCCCGCTTATCGTGACTGTAGGAAGTTTTATCTCTCTCATGTGTCTCCTTAACATAAAGGCGGGACAGGTTCTTCTCCTGCCCCGCCTGCTGCCATGTCTGTGATGATTATGATGCTGATGCTGTGATGACTACGTCACCGGTTACATCCGCGATCGTGATCTTCTGAGGTGTAGCATCCCAAGCCGTAGCCGTGATATCTGCGCCGTCCATCTCGATCGTAGGTGTTGACAGTGAATATCCGCTATCCTCTGTCAGAACGATTTCGAGTGATGCACCGTCGTCAACCGTAGGATCTGAGAAGTCAGATGTTACGTTCGTGAGGTTCTGGGTTACTGTATGAGTGATCTTTGCAGCTGATGCTGTAATCACTACATCGCCTGTTACCTCTGCGATCGATACTGCGCCGCCGGCGTAAGCCGTTGCCGTGATATCAACTCCGCCCATCGTAACGGTTACGGTGTCAAGATCGTAGTGAGCGTCTGCTGTGAGTGTTGCGTTCAGAGTCTCGCCTTCCTGTATCTTGTCTCCGTCGAAGGATGAAGTTACGTGTGAAAGCGTCTGAGTTACGTTGAACTCAACAGCGGGATCTTCGATGTTGAGGTAATTCTTTATGAATGCCTCTGCCGCTGCTTCTGTATCGAATACTTCAGTGATCTTCCAGTTTCCGTCATCGTCTGCTGCAACAGCTGAACCTTCGATCGAAGGAGTGTTGAACTGAAGCTGGTCGCCCTTTGTTGTGAAGGACTCTGCAGAATCAGCGAACTTTGCCGAGAGAATGAGGAGAGCGACGTACTTGTTTGCGCCGTCAACCTTCTCCGGAGCGATTATGCCGACACCGACATAGTTTGCTTCATCTGTAGCCTTAAAGATGACCTTATTGAGATCTCTGTCGATCGTGTGGCCGAACATTACCTCTGCAGCGTCGATAGGTGTTGACGTTGTGCCGAGTGTGATGCCTGCGTTTGTGAATGCCTTCTCGTACTCTACCTGCATGTCATCGCCGTAAAGCGAAGCTTCTGCATAGTTGGGGTTAATGTTGAAACTAACCGCATGAGAGTATTTGAAGCCGTTCGAGTAAGTTTTTGTAGCCCTGTCGTACTTTGCGACATAAGGCTTACGGAGTCCTACGTATGCCATTTTTTCTACCTCTCTTTCGTTATTGTGACATCGAATGTAGTTTTTCTGATTGACTGTTCAAGATTGTTCTTTGCGATATACGTCTCGATCCAGCTTGAGATATCGTCGACTTCCCCGAGCGTTTCGAGGTAGTCTCTGATCTGGTGCTTCAGTTCCATGTGGTTGAACTTCGTCGGTGTGTAGAGACTCACCCTGACCGTCGCCTGGTCATACAATGTGGTATCATCTCCCCAGAACACCGGGCGCTCGTCTGTGTATTCATACACGATGTACTTATTGCCGTCATACGAGTAAAGATCCGGTGATACGGGAAGTCCCGTTATGTCTGCAAGTTTTTGAATATCAGGGTTTACGTTCATTCTGCACCTATTTCCTTTGCTATAGCGTCTTCGAGCTTCGGGAGTGCCCTCTGCTCTGCATCATTTAACGCTCTGTCTCTCCACGGTCTCGGTTCCTGTCCCTGTCGGCCATACTCAAGCCAGAAGGCTTTGTCGTTGTTATACACTTTCTTGGCTCTTCTGTTGCCGTGTGAATGTGTCGTGTAGTAAGTGTTTCCGGATGAAGCTGCGCCCGTCGGAAGGCAGGCAAGTTTCACGCCTTCTCCGTTCTTTGTCATCGAGGGCTCGAAGCATCTGATCGAGTTGACCAGATCCGAGTCTCCCGGATGTTGAACGGATGAGCGTACCGCGTGCTTTGTGGCCTGTTCCACGTCCGGCATTACCGTCCGCATCGCCGCCGTCCCGATCTCTTCGAAAGATTTCGGGAAAAGCGTTAAGTCTACTCCGGCTCCTGAGAAGCCGTCCCACTCTGCACTAAAACTCATGCCTCTACCTCCAGAGCGTCTATCTTGACCGTCTCGTTCTTATACTGCACGTTATCCACGAATGTGATCGTGTACTGTCGTCCCGCAAAGATTATCCTGTAATATTTTGGCCGAACCTCATCAAGCTGAGGGTGCCAGCGGAGATTGAACCGGACCGTCCGATCTGACTCCACCTGCGCCGCCATCCATCTCTCATTCCCGGTGAGTGAGTTCACATAAGCGTAATTCGTATAGAAATCTTCCCATGTTTCCTCTGTCTCGAATCCGGACTCGTCAACGGTGGCTCCCACGAGCTTCTGGATCGTGATCTCATAAGGTCGGCCGTTTGAAATCATCTGTCCCGCGTTCATGTTTATTCCTCCGGAACTATGTTGAACGAATGAAGATTCAGCGTCGAAGCCGCAACCGGATTGATCTTGTCCTTCTCTACCGTCATCTGGCGGTTGTCATACATGAATGAGATGATCGCCATGAACGGATATACGAGGTCTTCGTAGTCATCGAGCATCCTTCCGTTCTCGTCCGGAGTGCTGACTTCCTTGATCCCCGTCCAGTCCTTGATGTATGCGATTGTTGCCTCTTTAAGCGCATCTATGTACGCTCTCTCGGTCTCACTTAGAGCTTGC